TAAAATAATAACTTTATTTCTTCCTGCTTCGTCTGTGTATGTTGTTGAAGATGAATTTGTTGTGAATGGTAAAGTTGTACTTCCTGTGATTGTAAGTGTATAGACACCTGCAATCGCTGCATCAATTTCTTGTAGGTTAACGTTTGTAATGGCTCCCCATGTTCCGGAGTTTTCGCCAGTTGCTTGTAAGTTTAAACCTAAATTACTAAATGTACTTGCCATATTAAATTCTCCATATCACTTTTAATTGGTTATATCAACCCATGTTTGACCCGTAGTTGGGTTTATAGCAGACCAGCTTTGACCTGTTGTTGGGTTTATTATCACCCATCCGTATATTGTAGGATTTCCAGCACTTAAAGTCAATTGATTTGATGTAGGTATAATAACCTGATCTGTTGAAATTATTACATTTCCAACACCTAAAGTAACCTGACTTCCTGTTACATAGTATCTTGATTCTATATTAACATTACCAACACTTATGCTAACACTTGATCCAGTAGCTGTAGTTCTAGATCCTAAAGATAATGTAGGAGTTCCAGTTTCAATATTTACCTGATTTCCATCTACATCAATATTTGAATCTGTAATTATAGTAGGTGTTCCAGCTAATAAATTAACACTTGATCCTGTAATATCTACAACAGTCGGTAAAGCAATAGTAACTTGACCTGTTCCAATTTGAATAGAAGAACCAGTTGCTGTAATTATATTATCTAAACTAAATGAAACAGTTCCAGTTTGTAAATCTAATTCTTGACCAACAACTGCATCTGTTACAGTTCCACCAGCTATAATATTTGGATTCTGTATTAATAAATCTAATAAATTTGTAGTTGCATCTATATTAGATTTACCAACAATAGTTGCATTACCAATTGTTAATGTTAAACCATTTCCAGTTACTTCAACAACTGCTTTGCCTGAAAATTCTATTGTTCCTGTTTGTAATTGTAAATCATTTCCAACTAAAGTTACTTCAGCTTTAGCTGCTACTAATACTGTTCCTGAATTTAATGATAATGCTGGATAAGGTACGGATTCATTCCACGGTCCTTCACCAAAAGATGCTCTACCCCAACCTTGTTGAATACCAACTTCTACAACTACATCAGTAGTTTGTTGACCCCACTCCCCCTGACTCCATGGATGTATTCCCCAAGTATTATTAGCCATAATTTTTTATGGCGGACTACTACGATATTCTCAAGATTGCGCTTGTTGAATTCGCTGCTGGGAACTGAATAGTAAAGTCGCCGTTAGTTGAAGTTTTGCTACCACCGAAATCTAATACTACAACTGCTTTAGATGATTGAGTTGTATTATAGATTAAAGCACATGATGCTGTGATAGTTGCTGTTGAAAAAGTTGCATCAGCAAAATCTACATAAGAAATATTTTGTCCAACTGCAACACCAAGATTTGTAAGAGTTGTTCCACTTGCAGAATATCCTGTACCACTAACTTCGTTAGTTACTGTATATGCAGTAGTTCCCGTAGAAGAGAAACCTGTAACAGTTGAATATAATGCTAATCTAAAAACGTTTCCGCCTGGTGTTGAAAAATTATGAACTGCTTCAAAAAGTTCTTCTTTAAAACTGTCTGGTACTATATTTGCCATATTAACTCCTTAATTATTTTCCTGGTGGCGGAGAATCTACTACAACTCTAGGCTCGCCGTCAACATATTCGTCTCTTCTTCTTCTACCTGTTTGTTCAACACCAAATGATTCTCTGGCTTGTTGATATGATTGTTCATATACTTGTATCATATTATCAGGACCTTTCAAGTATTTATATGCTTCTACTAAAGAACCGTAAAGAAGTAAATCTTGGGCATAAGTAGATATATAAGTAGTTGAAGTTGCTGAATTTCCAGCAGTTATAGAATTTCCTTGAGAATAATAAGCAATATTAATTGTATAAGTCGTATTAGGAGTCGGTGCTACAAACCATGTAGTTTCATTCCAGTTTGCCCAAACTCTTGGTTTATCGTAGTAAGTAGATGAAGCTGGAAAGTTATTAAACTCTGCCATGTAAGAACTATCTTTTTGTTCTAATGTAGTAAATTCTCCATTTGGAGAAATCATTTCAACATATCTAATATTACGAAGTCCTGCCGGAACAGATATAGCTGTAGATCCAGCTGTTGTAACAGCTGATGCATATAATCTAAAAGCATCAATATTTAATTCTCTATAAATTCTATTTTCTGTATTTTGAACAATAACTGAAACTGTAGAATCAGATAATCCATTGCTATCTACTTCTGTGTAGTTTCTAATTTGAGTTACTAATTGTGAATACGTAAGTGCCATATTATAAAGTTTCTACTGTTGCGTTTCCTCCACCAATTAATGTGTCAAAAGTTCCAGTTCCTGACGATGCATTAAAGGTATAATTATCTGCGTTAACAACTGTTATACTATATCCTGTTGAGGTTGTTAATACTGTTTGTTGAAATCCTGAAGTTGATAGAAATGCATTAATAACAGCTACATTGTAAAATCTAACTGTATTTCCTGTTACTTTACCATGACTTGGTTCACTTACGTTAATTGTAGAGCTTCCAACTGTTGTTCTAAATGCATTATTAGGTAATGGAATTGGAGATTGAGTTACAGAAACTTGTGGTCCTCCAAATAATCCACCTGATGTTGCAACAGTGTTTGCATTGATACTATATTGATTTGTATTAATAACTGTAAGTGTAAAAGCAACTGTTGTATTTAATAAAGCATTTGTAAATCCATTTCCTGCTACCACATCTGTAAATACAATTTTATTTCCAGTTGATTTTTCATGACCCGGTTCGTTAACAACGATTGTTGAACTACCTGCCGTTGCTAATAATGGATTGTATTGTAGTAATACAAAAGATTGTGGCTCTACGCGATCTGGTCGTGCGTCTTGCAAGCCTTGCGGATCGTTGCCTGGTATCTTTGGTTCAAGTTGTGGTTGCTTTGGTTCGTATTCTGTGTAATGAACAAATGATCCATTCCACTCGGTTACCATTTCGTCGTACGGGAATCGTTGACCTGATCTATCCGATATTGCCCACGACTTCTTACCTGTGGCAAATGAAGTCATTAGATGCCTTCTCCATAATATGTTTTAGGAGATATAAATGTAGAAGTTCTTTGACCATCTTCTTGTAAAGCTCTCATTAATTCATCTTCATACATCATTTTTAACATATCGGCTTTTTCTGGTTGATAAGTAATACTTAAATAATAAGCTAACCCAGAAGTTAAAGCTGGTAAGAATCTAAATACAACATCTGGAGTATTTGTATATTTTCCAGCATCTTCAATTCTTGCAAGATAATAAAATCTTAATTGATAATTACTTGGTGTTGATGAACTAGAAAATCCAGATCCTGGTGTTTGATATAAAAATATACTTGGTTGATATGTTCTTTGAACATAATATTGAGAAGGTGTTCCTTGAGATAATTTATTTGGTAATGCAGCATAAGCTGATCTATCTATTTTAGATAAAGAAATATCAGTGGGTTGCGAAGCGTTTGGAGAAGTATTATTTCTAACATAAGCTTCTAATACATCGTTAATATCACTTGGATAGTTTGTAGGATCTGATGAATAACTATATTCAGCTTGACCTAATACTAATGGAATAGTTGCAAGTTTAACTTTCCATAAATGAACACCTCTATTATCCCATTCAGATAATAAAATATTAAGATTTCTTCTTGCTGCTCTTAAATGAAAACCAGATCTAGTTCCTCCAATACCTACACGTCCATAAGCTTCATCAAAAAGCTCATCTAGTTCAAGATTAAAACTTGTAGTTCCAGAGGTAGTCATCTACTCTCCTATTTGTCTATAAATAGCGTAATATTTAATCCACCACTATTTGATGTTACACCAACTCCATCAATAATTGCTGTACCATTTCTACCTGCGTATAGAATACCATCTTCTGGAAGATTTAGTGTTTCAGTTTGTCCAGCACCAACAAATACTTGTAAAAAAACTTGTGTATTAGTTGAAGAACTAACAGTTGTAGCGGTTGCTAAACCATTAATAATTGCTGATCCAGAACTTCCTGTAGATTGAATTAAGAATCCTCTTAATCTTGTAGGACCTGTGTACAAAACTGCATTTGTTGCAGATGTACTGACCGGTTTTACATCACT